CTTCGTAGACTTTGAAGTTTAAACCTCCCGAAGGGAGACTCGCAAATCTTCCTTAAAGACTTTAAAAGTCTTCACCGCCTGCATTGAAATCATAGATTTCGTCCCAAATTTTAGTACCTTTATAACCTTATCAAAGGTTATAAAGGTACTAATAAAGTCTATTAATTAAAATACCTTAAAAGAGTCACTTGTGACTTTTAAGGTATTTTAATTAATAGACTAATACTGCCAATTTCGGCAAAACCAATTTGGAGAAATACGATGAATAATTTTCTTACGATCGACAGCAACAAAATCGCTTCAGCTAAGCAAGTTTATGCCGTAGCTTGTCACTTTGCAAATGTAGCCTCAGAGACTCCGTCTCAGCGATATGGGCTGAAAAAGGTCTTCTATGCTACCCTGAGTAAATTCTATGGCGACCAAGATGCTCATATGACCCACGGAGAAGTTACAAACTTCTTTGAGCATCAGGTTGTTCCAACTCAGTTCCTAGAACTTGTACGAAAGCCGAAGGCTGTTAAGAAAGTCAAAGCCAAGGCGAAGCCTAAAGCTCAGACAGTTCAGCAAGCTGAGATTGCATTAGATATTAACAAGCCAAAGGCTAAAGCGAAGAAGGTTACTGTTGAAAATAGCGTAGCTAAAAAGCTTGACAATAGAGTCAATGCCCTTGAGACTAAGGTCTCTGATATGGATTCTAAGCTTGACGCAATGCTTAAAATCTTACAGGCTAAATAGAATTATAATCAGCCACGGATGGCTTAATAGAATTTATAAGGTGAATGCTATGAGAAAATTAACTGACTCTGAAAGAGCTACAGCGTTACGAAATAATATTAATTGGGCGATAGAATATACTTGCAGGATTGATGATTCTATTCAGAAACAAATGGATTATTTAGAATCTAAAGCGTTAAGTTTTAGGCACTTGCCGATGGCAAATAGAGATTTAAAAGGTCTAATGGAAATAATAGATTCTATTAAAGAATTAACTGAAGATGATGAAGTATAGTAAATTTATAAAGTCTATTAGATTCTTAGTAGACTTTAATAAATTAATTAGGAGTATAGATAGTATGGAAGATTTAGAAGTAGCAATTGAAAACTGCTCAGACAGCAAGTTAAATGTAGATAATATATTATCTAAATTTGGCACTGAGGAGTTTTTAAACATGGGTGTTGATTCTTTTGAGACACAAGTTGAATTGCTTATGTTTTTTACAAAAAGATATGCAGAAGACTTACAAGCCTTAGGAGGTGTACGGAAAGCATTGTAGTAAATTTATAAAGCCTATTACGTTAGTAGTAGGCTTCAATAAATTAACTAAACTATAGGGTTCTGCCATGAAAATTGTTATCACTAGTCAGGTTTTAGAGAACTATGCCGCCCATGATTGGGATGGTAGGGGTGAATGTCCTCAACACTGGAAGTGTAAGTTTGGTTATACTTATATTGTCTCTAATGTAGATATAGCTTTAGCTAAAGATGGTAATTTCTGGGATAAACTTTCAGATCAAGTTGAGGTTAGTGATGATTATTTCCATGAATATATTTTACATTCTGATTTAGTAGATGATATAGATTTTGATATATCAAACTACTGTGAAGATTGGGAGAAACCAATAGAACTTACAGTTGAGGAGGAGGTAGTATGACAGAGTTAATGTTTCAAGACTTTACAGCGGCTGAGTTTGCTCAGTTTTTTGATAGCCCTAGTAACTGGGAAACGTACACTAAGACTAAGGTTAGACGTTCAGTACAGCTTAAAGGCTCAAGTAAAGAGTTTAAAGAATTAGTTATATTAAAAATGGAAACGATAGATCAAATACAACAGGTAACTGGAGAAATGAAATGAATATATCTAAGAAAGGTTATAAATTAGTACATGAAAGTACTGGTAAAGATGTTTATCCTTCGGAGTTAGTGCTTAGTTTTAGAGGTGATAAATATATAGTTAAAGGTGGCAATGCACCACATAAACCTAGCAGTAGTGGGAAAGTTTGGGTTACTGATATAACTAATACACATCACAGTGAGTTCTTCCCTAGTGTTTGCGGCTTAGAATGGAGAGAGATATGAATAACTCAATAGTGTTAGTAAATGTATATGATAGAGGAAAGACTGTGCCGATGTACCATATAAATAATATTAGCAAGGAGGCTTGGCAACCCTTTGAACCCCTAAGCAATAGCTATTATGTAGGCCAAGATGACTATGGCAGTCCGTTGTTTAAGAGCTATGAAGCGGCACTGAAGGCACTTAAACTTATTACGTCATAGGCAGGTGATGCGCTCTTTCACAACAGCATAATGCACAGGGAAAGCGGTTGACAGTTGATCGACTTCCCTGTAGCTTGGAAAACGTCAAAAACAAACGAGGTGTTTTATGTATCAGGATCATGCAGTAGCAGTTCAGCAGTATGCACAAGTATCAGCAACTAATTTAACTAATGTAAATTTAATGGCGGTGCTAAGTATTCGACAGCCGTGGTTAAACATAGGCCAACAGATGTTAGATGTTAAAGCTAATAGGTTAGGTGCTAAAGCCCTTTGGGGTTTCAAGAAAGATACTTATACATATTTAGAATCTAATAAGCATAAAATGTATGCTCAAGTTATGGCAGTAATCAATAGTAATAAAACAGATGCTAGTAAAGCTATGAGCTTGATGAAAATATTCCTTAGGGTTAATGGTTTAGGCATGGCTAAAGCAGGGTTTATGTGTCAGTTGACAGCAGGTTTAGTTGGGTGCATGGATAGTCATAATTTAAAGATGTATAATTTAGATGCTAAGGACTTTGTGTTAGCTAAAAACCCTAAGACTGTTAAAGGTTTAGACGCTAATGTTAAAAAGATTAGGAACTATATACAAATCTGTAATGAATATGGTACAGAGAACTTGTGGAATAGTTGGTGTAGTTTCTTAGCTACTAAGTCTACAAAATGGCGAGATGCAAATCATGTAAGTGAAGTACACTATAGTTATTTAGTTAATGCTTCTAATTAGGTACTGGTAATGTAAGAGTAGTTAGTGTATAATTCTATTTAAATTGGAGAGATGTTATGTATTTATTTTCACAAGATATTAATAACGGCAGTATGCGAATAGCCGACCAAGCAAAGTCCCTTAAAGCATGGTCAACTAGAAACCCTGACACCACTGAAGGTTCTGAGGTACGAGTGTATAAAAGTATAAAGAATTTTAGAGAGGGTTTTGATTATACTTTGTATACCTTTACTAACGGTAAGCTAAAGAAGTCTAACGGTCAGCCAGTGGTTGAACTTAGTCGAATGTTTTTTGGAGAATGGGTAAGTAAGTAAGAGAAACGAGAACATCAAAGATACACAACTTAATATAACTTAGGATAAATAATATGAAAACTTTAATTGAAGCAGTAGAAGCATGGATTGATGATAGAGTTGCTAACAACATTGCTCTAGATAGGGCTGATAGAATGTCTCACTCTGCAACCGTTGATATACAAGAATTAGAAGCTAGGTTTAAAGACATGGAAGAGATTCATATCCGCGATGCTAATAGGATTGCAGACCTTGAGCGCAGATTACAGCTTTATCTAGAAAGCCCTAGTCCTGAAGCTGATGCAGGAGAATCTATGTATGAAGCCGATCAAATGTTATCGGTGTTAGACAGTAGGTTAGATGATGTTGATAGTAGGCTCGAAGATCTTGAATGTAGCATGGAACAAAAGACTGACAGCGATGAAGTTGAGACTATGGTTGAGTCTGCAATGGAAGATTTAGATTTTCCAGATTCATATGCAATCGAAGTTATGGTTGATGATGCACTAGAAACTAAGGTCATGGATGCTGTCAGGGCTGAGATAGATGCGACAGACTTTAAAGTAACAGTGGAGAGATAACATGAGCGATAAGACGCTAACTTATAAAGAGTTTGTAACAGAGTTGGAATACTTAGAAGATTGGCATGATATCTTGGTTAAACAAGAAGGCATCACACACCCTGTAACATTACACCATAAAGGTTTAGTCCAGAAACTGAGGGCGGCTAACTATAAACATAGTATGCAACATGCTAAACATACAAAGGAAATTAATTATGTGGGCAATTAACTGGCACGAGATGGGCTGTACTCAGTACGCTGATACCATAGAAGATGCACATAAGATTGGACAGCGCGGTGGTATATTTTATATAATAACTTATGTGGGAGAGAGCAATGGCTAGATTAATAGATACTATGAACGAGAAGCAAATGTGGAAGTCTTGGATGAACACAAGGTTGGGAATGAGACAATGGTGCAAAGAGATATGTCAACCATTAGTCTTGGCAACGGACTGTGCTACTGATATTAAACAAGCACCACCACTAAAGGAGAAAGAACAATGAAGATAAAGACCTTTAAGTTTAATGGCGAACACCCTGATCTACATACTGGTACTTACTATAGCATGAAAGAATACTCTGAAGTTGCAGAGGTAGGGTTAAAAACTTTATGCAGTAGGATGGCAAGGTTCAGGCATGTAGAAGTAAACAATAACTTCTTAGCCATTAAATATTCTAAGCCTGATAGCAACTTAGAAGGGGGGTGTGAACAGCTATCAATGCACTGGTTGCGACAGAAGCTAACAACAATTGACCCTAACTACAAGGAACACAACAGATGAAAGGCATCATTGATACATCTAAACCTATTCAAAGCTACAAAGTTCTTATGTCTGAGTTGTCTGGTTACTACATAACTGTGGCGGCTGAGACACCTGAACAAGCTATGGAGTATGGCAACAATGAGGCTATGCGAAAGAACTATAAGATGTCACAGATTTATGTGGTTGAAACCGCTGTGGTTTCTGCGGAGCTAATAACTAAATAGTCTATGTAGACTATAAAGCTATTGTCCTTGTTCTTTTTTTACAGAAGAAAATAGAAGAAAGTTATTAAGTCTTTTAAACTATAAAGAATATTATAGCATATATAATATGTTAAGTGAAGCGTGTTTGTAAAATAAATTGTTGACACTTACATCAGTGAGTGTTAATATTAATTAAATTAAACCAGAAAGGAATACAGTAATGAATAATATCACACCGATGTTTCAAAATAACACAGCACTACAAGCTATTAAAGATAGAGGCTATGGCTCAGCAGGTTTTGATATAGCTGTTGCACCGTTGACGTACACCGCCACCCAATATGGTGACGCATTACCAAGCAGTAAATCTGTTATCTACCGCACCGATACTGGTGAAGAGCTAGGTATCCACGGTCATGGCTATAAACCTGTAGCACCTAAGCACATGATAGATGTTACTAGGAATATCATTGAGCGTTCTGACCTATCTATCAATGGGATGGAGGAGACTATTAGAACCTCACACAATGGTGCTAGAACCTTTGTACAATACAAGCTACCAGAGCATACCTATAGAACTAGTGACGGTGACGAGGCTAGTCTGAGTCTGTTATCTATATCATCCTTTGATGGTACGTGGCCGTTCATGATTAGTGCCGCCGCAATACAACACGCGTGTACAAATCTTCAAGTCTTTGTAGGTGGTGAAGTGTCAGTGTTCAAAGCTAAGCACACTAGGTCACTAGACATTGAGCAGGGCGGTAGGATTATTACTAAGTCTTTAGATCTCTTTCACAATCAGCGTGACCTATGGCAACAGTGGGAGGGTAGAGAGTGTAGTAATCTAGAGGCGTTTAGATTCTTTGCCGAAGCACTCAAGTGCAAGACAGCTTTAGATTCAATAAAGAAAGGGGTTACTAACCCTACTGATATACTGTTTGATATGCCTAGACGTAACACTAGTCTTCAGTATATGTGGAATATGTACAATGCAATCTATTCTAAACGTCTTGGCAATAACTTCTGGGCTGTGTATAATGCTATGACAGATTGGTCAACACACTTTGAAGCCCCTCGTTCTTCAAGCATGGCGAACATTGCATCAATACAGAACGATAGACAAGAGGTTGTAAGACAGACCCTAAATGCTCACACTTTCTTATCGGTTGCGGCATGAAGATACCAGAGAAAGTATTCAGTATAGATTCACTGGCGCATCGAAAGGTGCGTTATATTCTAGATAAACCTAGTCAACTACAGGACGCAGTGTTAGATATTATTGCAGACGGTAAAGTTAAATGGACTGTTAAGCAATGGAAAAAACTAGTAAGTGATATAGAATTATCTGACCTAACAGTAGGTGAGTACCTTAATCAATTTAATAAAAGGAAAACAAAATGACAACAGGATTTGGAGAAAACTTTTTAACTATAAACTATAGGCTAGGTGTAGGGTTTGACTTTGAGTTCGCCGACAGCAGGGCTGTGTGGATTACCAATAGCCTGACTGAAGAGATCAATGCGGCATCCTTTGAGGGTGTCGTAATCATGCTACCCTTTACAGTGATAACCTTTGGTAAGATATGGACGGAGGACTAGAGAACATGGGTGACGCAACACATGGC